CGAATGATTTGGCGTTTAAGTCGTTTTGCAAAGCAAATGTTTTTCTTGGCCTAAACTTCTCACGACGTCGGTGATATTTCGAAAAAACCAAATCCATCCTGACGAAAGACTCCCAGATCTATTTTGCATATTATCATTTAAGGGCGGCTCAAATGATCTTGTGATATTTGTCATTATGATCTACCGCCTTCGAGTTCAATTTGCGCGTCGATCCAAATTGTTTTCACTGGATCTGTCATCTTAACTCGAAATATTCTATCTCTTGATTTCCCAAGTCGATTCCATTTAACTCGCGTTTTATAGTTTCCAATTGCGCCAGCCGTATTGTCAGCCAATGTCCAAGATTCGCTTGACCAAGTATGACCGCCGTCATCTGAGAAATCTAACATCACAGTCGGACTTGAACCTTGAACGCCTCCGTCAAGACCGATACCAACTTCCATATCAAGTTGAAAGCTATTATAAAAAACTATTTTCAAATCATTCGATATATGTGGCGAAGTTCTTAAACGAGTGATCGCACTTCCGTCGTCTGAATAAGTCGTTTCACTAAATTGATAAATTTCGTTTGTTGAAACGTCAGTGACAATGTGAGTTCCAGTTCTAGGATCGAAGGCATACAACTCAGCCAAATGCCGTTCTAAAACGCCCGAATTTGTATAGGCTCTCTGATGCCATGATCCAGTGGTGACGTCATAGACCCACGTCGCCTCGTCGAAATTTAAGACATAGAAGAAATGTCCATTGCTTTGATATCCGAATGCGGTCGCTGAGGAAATATCAGCATAGGTCGAAATTGCATATTCTATTGCATGATTGCTGACTTTGGTCGGAGTCGTGCCATTCATGAGATACACCAGTCCTCGACCCTCTTTGCCTTGTCCAAGCCAAAAATAATGCTGTTTACTGTCGCAATACTTAAAGGGGCACAACATCCTATTTCGATAAAACCACCTTGAGTTCTTTCAAAAGGAAATCGACTGCGCCCGTGTTCACATAAATTTCTATCGTTTGCTCATTGAACAAATATAAAACACGATTGACGACAATCAATCCTACAAGAATGTCTGGGCTTCCTTCCGACGAAGCATAAGAAAGCGCATCTATGACAAAATCTTTTAGACCTGAAACCCAAAATGTATTTGTCCCGTCCTCTGCTAAGATGAAATATCCATCGCTCCAAACAACCTTCGAAGACGTTGGTCCAGTCGGAAACGTCAGTGCACCTAATGCGGCCGGAGGATTATCCATTTGAAAAAATAGATGCAGACCATTTAAGTCATAAAAAATATAGTTATAAGTTCCATCGCAAAACAATGTTGAACTATCGGTTCCACTCCCGCCATAACTCATTGATGCAGCAGTAAATTTCCCTGTGCTTGTCAAAAATACGGCGAGGCCTTCCGAAGGATTATATTCGTCAATATAAAGCTGAACCGCTTGCCATGTTCCAGTGGGAAAGGTTAAATCAATGGCAGTCCCAGCGACGGCATTAGCTAAACTTGTAGCAAGTTGAAAAGTGTTCGCATCATTTACGATGACATAATATGTAGTCGAAACAGCAAGACCAGTGGGCAGTGGAAATCCTTGATTTGTGATGTCAACGGGACAACCAGTGTAAAAGCCGTGGCTTGCTTTTGTGATGACGTTTGTCGTGTAATTGATTTCCGTTGTCAAATTTACTTCAAATGGATCTGGATCAGAAGTTGTCAGGGTATTCGTTCCGCTTCCGGCGGCAGTGATGTCAATATAAATCCCAGCCGATGCATTCGCTTGAGAAGTGCAAACGCGGATTGTCGTCGCACTAACGGCTATCATAAAATAATCTGTCGCAGCGGAAATCCCAGTTGGTAAACTGCCACCAGAATTTGAAAACTGACATTTCATTCCTGTCAGCCAAATATAATTGCCAGCCATATAATGCTGATTTGCTACTGTTAAAATATCCGTGCTTGTATCCGCTATGGCACTGCCACTGCCAAAATTTGAAACGATATCACTGACATATCGGTTGTAAGACCTCGAGTTGATACTCATTGTCCATTCGTCGCTTTTTGAAAGGCGCATGAGCTTCGTGCCACTGACAACAAATATTCGACCGATTGAATCGACGTGTAGGAGTCTCAAAGGACCATCGCCAGCGGTGCAAAGTTCCAGGAGCCCAGGCGTTGGGTTCAAATAATATTGTTGAGCACCTTTGCCAGTGCCAGATTCGATTTTCACAGGATACATATTGACGCATCTCTGAGCATCGACATTTGTCGATACGAGAGAATATGCTGGACCAATGAAGCCTTGCAATTTCACTTATTGCCCCGTGTATATGTTATAAGATCCTCGAGATCCGATAAGTCCTGGAACATCTGACGTCATGTAAACTGGTCTTGTATTTGTTCGCATAATCAAGGCCTTTGATTCACTTGCTTGCATTGCAATGTCTTGAGAAATTGCCTTGCCGTATTCAGGTGCGAGTTCCATTGCAAGATTGTACCTCAATGCTTTTTTATAGCCTGGTGGCACAGTCACGTCTTCAGTGATCAGCGAATAGGTTGTCAATGGTTTTTCAGAATGCAGAATCAAAGTTCCACTGCCCGTTGGAACTGGCCAAACATAGAGTAAACCGAGCGCAAAATTTGGATCATAGTAAATTCCTTGCGGCAAGGTCGAGGTCAAGGTCTTGTCCGAAATTTGAACCCATTCGTCTTGGTTATAAATGCGAATCGGTACTTCGTTATCACTTCCAGACTCTTTGACCAATGCATCGATGATTCGAATCGGTCTCGTCGTATTAAAGGCACCACTTGAGCCGATTGTGTAGCTTGCGGTGCTTGCGACGAGAGTTAAATTCTCAATGACTCGGTGATAAATTAAAACCCATCATTTGACCATGAGTCAAGCATGTCGTTCAAAGACGTCAATGCATCGGCTGATTCAGAACTTGATGGAGTCTCACCAGCGGCTATGACACCGATCAATCGCATCGAGCCTTTAATTAAGTCGCTGACAGTGGACATAAATTTAATCCCTCACTTTTGGCGGTCTGCCACGTTTTCTTCGCACAACTAATTCAGAATCTGAATCTATTTCTCCCTCAAAATCATCTGACTCAAGGTCTAGTTCATTGCTTGAAACATCGAAACCTTCGCTTTTTAATTCAGCACGCTGGGATTTTCCCCAATTCAAGGGAAGCTTTAAAAACTCCTCAAGTGAGTGAATTATTTTATACTCACAATTTTCAAAACCTTTGACCGTATCATCATTGTAAACGCATTGCGGAAAATTCATTCATTGCCTTTCGTTCTATTTTTCAACCAATTTCCAATATGACCCTTGAACGGTCGATTGAAATCCCAGTGAGTTAACTCTAATTCTGGATACAAATACACCTTGCCGCCGAGATCTGAAAACTCTTTGCAAAAATAACTGTCTTCTCCCCATAGCATTCCATCATCAAAACGCATTTGAAAATATGCAAATGATTGTTTGTCAAAAATGCGCATAACCTCGATTTGGAAATGCCTCTTGGAATAATTCAAACACTTTTCTTGAAATGCATAAGAATCCGCCAGGTAAGCTTTTTACTTCGATCAAACCTTTTTTCATTCGACCAAAGTTCTTTTTGGTCAAGCCATCCAATTGGATAATTTTCCGTTTCAAATTTATAACGATATGCACCGCCAACAAGATCGACGTCGAAAAGTGCTAGCTTTACAATCGCGCCAGGCTCGAAACTTATGTCAGAATCAATGAAAAACATTTTATCACAGTCAGACATCATGAAATCAGAGGCAAGTTGATTTCTCCCCATCGCAGCATGACTGCAATTCGAAAGAAATCGAAATTGGATGTCCACTCCATTTTGAACGGCCAACAATTGCTCATTTAACAAGCATCTGACAACTTCAGTTTGAAGTTTGCCGTCATAGGTTGGAATGGACACCAATAGCTTCACGACGTTTAAGATCCTGCAATCAAGCCGAGACTGACAAGAGCATTTCTCAATGCATTTCCTTGAGCTGCCAATGTCGCAATCGCATTCCCTAAGATCGCACTGTTATAAGTTCCAGTGAGAGTCAGGATTCCGTTTGTAGGTGCAGCAGTTCCTCCGCTTGCATCTGTGACCACAGCTTGAGCCGCTCCACTTGGTCGCGCAATTGGTGTAGCGCCATAGAATCCGACTAGATCAGTCGAGGATTGACCGACTGTGTAACCGTCATCAGATTTCGGTGTATTTGTTTCGTTTGAAGTTGTCGCTGTATTCATTTTGTAAACTCCTGTTAATTATTTTTCTTTAAAACACTTTTTGAGGCCATGAAAATTCATGACCTCAATGACGTTTCGTGACTTAAGCAGGCTGACCGACTACGCGGCAAGCAAGCTCTGGATAGATGCACTTCCAACCGCCAAGAAAGTCGATTCGAGTGATGTTTCTATAATTTGTGATATCGAATTGACGAGTCATTGTCAGTGAGAGGCCAGCCTCTTTATCGACAACGCGAGTGGCTTTGACACCTTCGGAAGGCAATTCAAAGTCAACGGAAGCAAGTGCGAATGCACTCTTATGGAAAACCATGTTTTGTGGAGCCACGACACTTGCATAGGTCAATGCTGCACCAAACAAATAAACCAATGCGCCATCAACGGGATAAGCATCAACATTTTGATATGCGCTGCCTGGTCCATAGATAGCTGGCGAAATTGGCAAAGATGCAATTTCGTTTGTCACTGAGTTTGTAGTAGCCGTCACGACAAATTGAGCAAGCTGACCAGTGCTTTGTTTTGTTTGAGGGTTCACAGCATACACGTTTTGAATTGTGATGACATCGCCGACTTTATAACATGCGGTGATTGAACCAGTGATGCCATCAAGTGCAATTGTTGACGTGTTGTCCGCTGCAATTGTTGTTTTGATTGCAGGAGCGCCAGCAGGAGCGCCAGCCGTGTGTTTTGGCACGTTTTGACTCATGCTAAATTTACAACCAGCCGCCATTCCCATTTCGCCCATTTCATATTGTTCGGCAATTCTCTCAGATGATTGGAAAAGACCTTTCAATCCCTCAACAAGTGACGCCTCAACAAGAGGATCTACAATTGCTGAGTAAACACCTTTGGGAGCACCGAGACTAGATGCAACGGCCTTTGCATTTACAAATCCCTTCAAGGTCGAGGGAAATGCAGTAGCACTTGGAACACCGACCGAGCTATAAACTGATTGATACATTGCCGATGCAAAATTGTAGTCAATAGTGTTTGCCAATGCTATCGCCGCCGGATCAACATATCTCTCTCTGAATTTATCAATCGACAATGTTCGATCAACTTCAGAGAATGCCATGCCAACGTGGTAGTGTTTGTCCGCGTTCAATGCAACATATTGATCTTCAGAATCTTGGATCGTCAATGTCGCACCTGATGTGACATTGTATCTAGTTGGTTTTCTGATGTTGATTGTAGCTCCGACTTTCGCTCCACTTTTTGCGAATTCGTCAGAATATTGAGTAGTGACGTTTCGGCAAAATGATAAATTGCTTTTGAGACTCATCAGAGTCTCTTTAAGGATGATCGAATCGGTTAACAGTGAGTTTGACATTTAAGTTCTCCCTTTATCGAGAACGCTGCTTTCTTCTCAACGCCTCATACTCAGCTTGAGACAAATCCTCATCGAATATTGTCTTTTTGCCTGATTTTTCAGACTTGCTTCGTATTGGCGTTGGCGGGCTCGGCGCTTTCGATATTTTTTATTATTTAATTTTTCATTTTCATTTTTAGATCCACCGAGTTTTATTTCTAAACGACCAATTGCCTTAGCAGCGGCCAATGGAGTCAAAGCGCAGATGCGCTCTAATTCGTCTTGATCCTTTGCAAGGTGATACATCAAATCAGGACCTAAGTCCGATTCAATAATCAATTCTTGGACAACGCCTGAGAGTCTAACGTCACTGACTTCCTCTAAAACGTCATGAAAATCAGAATGCTTTGCGACGAATGAATTCACACGTTCAGCATGAGTTTTTGCCTTTGAAGCGTACTCATTTTTAATTGCTTCACTGCGTTTTTTCTCTTCATAGTCAAAGATCTTTTTCTCGACTTTCCAGTCAGTCAATGCGTCAACATAATCCTCATGGCTTTCAAAATCATCGGCCTTCGGCTTGCCATCGTTTTTTTGCTGTGGCTTTGCTTTTTGAGAAGAGTCATTCGATTCCGGTCGTGATTGGGCTTTCATTGCCTGTTCACGCCAATAATTCGCTTCTTCTTCCTTGGCAGATAGCTTTGAATTTAGTTTGTTGATCCGACGCTGAAAACCGCCCTTTTGTTTCTTGGGCTTTTTCTCAACCTCTTGATCATCGTTTTGATTTTCCTCGTTTTCAGATACTTCCGAAGTATCTTTGCTTTCATCATCCTCAACGGATGATTCGGAATTTTCGTCAGCCTCGACCAAATCACTCAAATTTGAGGATTCAATCGGTTTGGCTTCTGTCACTTCGATATCACTTGGCATGGTCTAAAATTCTCCCATGAATTGCCCTGGTGGGTTCCCACCAGTAGGATTTTGATTCATATTAGGGCCAGCAAAATTGCCAGCGCCATTTAATTTTTGATTCATTTGAATTTGCATCGCTCGCTCTTGCTCAGAAATATCAAAGGGCTGATTGATGTCGAGAAGCTGAAGCCTTTTTTGAATTTCTGCAATTTGAGCGTTTAGACCATCGATGGCAGACAAGCCAGACGTCTTGATCATTTCTTTTCTTAATTCCGTTTCCATTTTTGCAAAC